CCCTCCAATGCACCCGTGGTAGAGAAACTCCAGCAAGAACCGCACTGTCCCTGGTTCTTGACAGGGGTAACGCCGCCATTGGTGACCCAGTTCACAGATGCAGGAACAGATTTGGCATCAAGCGATTTCTGGCTAAGGCAGTCAGTAACACACTCAATGGTTTCAAGCTTGGAATTCTCCTTGTAGTGCTCGACGCATCCATAAAGGCACTTGACCTCAGCCACCTTCTTCATAGAAGAAGACGCGCGAGTAGAGGCTCCCGACAAACCAAGGTAGTTACGGAACTCGTCCTGATCCATACCAGAGAACTGGTTGTGTCCAACTGTGTAGGTAAGATTCTTACCATTGGTGGTCTCAATGAACTTGTCGTTCGTCGCCCACTTGGCAAAAGTCTCTTCGTGATGGTCGATGTCGCGGAACTCCATTCTAAACTCCTTCGCCCAGTGCTCAAATCGCTCCAACAGCCGAGAAGCATTGGCTACGGCAATGGTCGTAATCAAAAATAGTGATAGTCTAAGTCCAAACATTTTCTTATACTATATACTGTCCTCTACATTTTATATCCTTGCAATAAAATAATTTGTGATGACAGTATATACAATGTGGGATACAGCATTATAAGATTTGCTATACAAAAGCGGTGACGTATTCTTACCTAAACCAGTAAAGAATTTGTTAGACGCTCCACTATACAGACGTAAATATAACTCATATGATTTTTACATAAACGGATGGACATTTCTGCACGTCATGTCTGGATTGCTCATTGGTTACATATACTTGCACCACGCGCGTTCTAGTTACGAATACTACTATACAATGTTAGTGACCCACACAATATGGGAGACTTGGCAAATCATCATTGGTATGTCTAAACCGTTTAGTACGTCTGGCCATAATAGCCGCATTGATATAATTGTAGATACACTCGCATTCTTGTGCGGCGCGTACATTGCAAGAATTACAAAATAGTTGTTCGAATTTTATTTCTAACTTTATCTTCGTCTTGGAACAGATATAGTTTGCACGACACTTTGGAATAGAGACTGTAGTTCGTTTCAGTTTTTACCCGAGTCGTCGTTTTAAGTTGTTCAATATATACCATATATGAAAATGCATTGGTCGCCGTTCCCGTTTTTTCTATGACGATGCCATCGTAAACGCTTTCCATAATTTCTGGTGAATTGGTGCATTTGGTCAATAATTCACAGTCCATTTGTACTTTGCGAATGGATTTGCTGGTAGAATTGATATAGTCTAGTTCCCCCATCCATTCGGTTAAAAACCCTGTTGCTGCTGGGCTTAACGCGCGAACTATGCCCACGGATTTGCTTAAAATCATCTGATTGAGCAAGTCTACAAGCCGTCGTATAGGGCTTGTAATGTGAACGTACGCGTCTATTCCCATAATATCGTGTTGAAGATTCGTATTTGGGCTGAACGTGGTATATTGCGTTATCGTATTCTTCCACGACCTAATAATGCGACTAGTTTCGGCGCTTAAACCATCTATCGGTTGGTTTGCGTCAATTGGCTGAATAAATGCAGCCGACCGAAAAATTCCGATTTCTTGCGTTTTCATATATTGTCCGACAACAGAATTCATCAAAACCATAAAATGGGCTACGACGTCGTGACTATCCACGATTGATGGGTCCATTCGTTTAGAAATGTCAAACAAGGTCTTATATTGGGCATTTTTCAGTAATTTGGGCTCTTCATATATGAAATTCTTTTTTACCCGAATCAGCGCATTTGTATAGCGGGGGGCGATTTCTGTCACGACCCGTCCGTCGCTATCCACGATAACGTCCATCGCCAGCGCAAATCTTGGTTGATTCTCCTGTAAGCTGCACAAATCATCGGACAGTTGCGCGGGCAACATGGTGCGTTTTCTATCTGGCAAATAAATAGTAGAAGGTCGGTCGGTGAGTTCATTCCATAGATTCAGCGTTTCTAGCCAAACGAAGACATTTGCAATATAAATAGATATCCGATATGTATTATTCTCAGCAGGTTGAATGCTGAATGCATCATCAAAATCCACGCTTCCCTCTGGGTCAATTGAAAAAACATATTCGGATTGTCTATCTGCTATTTGAAAATCCGCGTTATTGACAATTTGACCAATGTATTCGTCCACCGACCGCAATTTAAATGCCGCGGTCGTGGTCTTTGTTAGGGGAACAATGGACGTGTTTAAATTATTGCAATGCAACTGATATTCGTAAAATGCACATAAATCGTCTACGTTGCCGAGCGTTTCGGTTAATGTCCCGTATGGGTGTTTTCCGATCCAATTGTCAAAATGAAACGTAACGTAGTGATTGGTCTGGACCTTTGAAAACCCAATGGGCGCATTATATGGAATTAGAAAAATGGGAAGTCCATGATCAAACGGTATGCATTTGTAATAAAGCCGTTTATTGTTCGGGGTTCGTCCAAACGTTTTATTGCCTTCTAATACTAATACACCAGGTATGGCTTTCGCGGTTCTGTATACGGATCTATTTGCGACACAGTCATCGTTCATAGTAATTGAATCGCCATTCAGCCATTTTTCGGCGAGAGGAACAAACGCCGCTAATTTGGGATGGTCGGCAACATTAATGGGGGTTTTGTCGGCGTTGTCTTGATAGAATGCCCACGACGAATAATCGCGATTATGAATAGCCACGGTAAATGAAGATATTGAACTCATCGGTCAATATCGTCAAAAATTGGGTTAAATGTCTAATATAGAATGTGCGATTGCGTTTATACCTTTTGCATAAACTATATTATGCGAACTTGCACAAAATTGAATGCTATTCGTACAAATGACTGTGAACAACAATAACAAATCAACAACACAACAATGGTAAGAAAATACAAGGGCGATATCAGCGGACAATTCTGGTTTGCAATGCAGGGCAGCGGCGATATAAGTAATCTAATAAAAATCAAAGAAAGCGATATGTATCGTTGGCGCGGATGCGGTTGCATTATAAACGAATCCGCATTACAATATTTGGACTACTGCAAGCAATGTTACGATTGCAAGGACGATTGCATCGTAGACGTTTGGAAAAAAACAGGCAAAGACGCAAGCATTTTGTATGAAGATGCAAAACAAATATGTTACAATATATTTGCGGATGACCATTTGGCACAACTAGAAAACAGTCTTATCTGTCTTCGTTCAATAATAGATAAACGCATACTCAGCGAAGTTGACAAAGTAGAGAACCTGCCAGCAATAATAAATGCATCATCGGGGATATTTGATGATGTATTGAAAATATATAATGAAATACATAAAACTAGCCCGAGTGTTGCAAATCCCGACTTCGTATCTAGATATTGTCTCGGGGTGCAAATTAAATATCGGTTGAAAACTAGCGGGTCTTGTTATGTAATATGCGAATTGTGAAATGCTTTTGGTCCTATATCTTTTGTATGATGATTTTTTTTTGATTAGTAAAATATGGAACCAATGGGTCATTGTTGTAGTCATCAATATATCGGATTTCCCGAATGCCAGACGCAAGCAGCAATCGCGTACAAATAAGACACGGATAATTTGTAATATATGCAATGCTATTATCGCAAGATACCCCTCGCTTTGCACAGTCACATAGCGCATTTTGTTCTGCGTGGAGGGTGGCTTGTTCGTGTCCATCCCGTACGATACTTTCGTGAGGACAGCCTGGCAAGAATCCATTGTATCCCTGACTAATAATACGATTGTCTTTTACTAATAAACAACCTACTTTTAATCTAGTACAAGGAGAACGTTTGGCAGTGACTTGCACAATTTCCTTGAAATATTCATCCCATTCTGGTCGTTCGTTCGTATTCATTCAGTTATTGATGTAATATATAGTAATTTGGGTTTATGCTATTTTCCGAGAACAAATGTATTATGCAAACAGAATAAACATAAAATAGTATGTTTTGTAGAAAGATAAAAGTACAGGTTCTCCTATGCCTCCAAAAAATTTCAAAAAATATAATAAGAAGTCATCTGCGTCCACCATTATGTCGGGCAATTCGACCTCTGCAAAATATCTAATCATTGTGGAATCTCCGTCCAAATGTGCCAAAATAGAGACATATCTCGGCGACGATTACTGTTGTATTGCGTCTCGTGGACATCTCCGTACAATAGATGGGCTGAAATCAATAGATACAAAGGGCGATTTTGCGCCCACGTTCTCAATTATACCCGAAAAGAAGGACCATATAGATGCAATGCGTGGAATCATCTCTGGGTTCTCAAAACAAAATATATTATTAGCAACAGATGATGATAGAGAAGGTGAAGCCATCGCTTGGCATATTTGCGAGCTCTTTCAATTGTCCGTGGAAGATACTCCCCGCATCACATTCCACGAAGTGACAAAGCCCGCATTAATTGATGCCGTAAAACGCCCGACCAAAATAAATATGCCGCTAGTCAGAGCACAGCAAGCGAGGCAAGTGTTGGATGTGATAGTGGGTTATAAGATTTCACCGTTTCTGTGGAAATATCTATACCACAACAAGTCAAACTCGCTATCGGCTGGTCGCTGTCAAACGCCCGCCCTGCGATTGGTCTACGATAATGAGATGAATAAGCGGGAAAATGGCGAATTAGAATACAAATACAAGGTAGCGGGATACTTTGGTTCTCGTAATATACAATTTGATTTGAATGCTGAATTCGCAGATGAGCCCACGGTTCTCGCTTTTTTAACGAATTCCCAAGAGCATTCGCACAAAATGTCCATAGGTTCTCCAAATGATGTAGTTCGTGCTGCCCCGAAACCATTCAGCACGTCTAGGTTGTTGCAAACTGCGAGTAATCAACTGCATTTATCGCCTACTGACACGATGGGTCTGTGTCAACAATTGTATCAAACTGGTTATATTACCTACATGCGAACGGAGAGTTCTCAATACTCAACTATATTTTTAGAACAAGCATCAAAATATATAACTGACCAATACGGATCATCCGCATATGTGGGTGAACCAAGCAAGTTGGCGAATAAGGAAGTCAGCAATCCGCACGAAGCAATCCGCGTGACACAACTGGTGAACAAGTCGGTGCCATCGGAAGACAAGCGATTGGTCGCAATATATAGATTGATATGGCGAAACACGCTTGAAAGTTGTATGGCGGACGCAAAAATGCAAACCACCAAGATTGAAATAACCGCACCGATCAACCATAAGTACGTGAATACGATCGAAACGCCCATATTTCTGGGTTGGAAAATCGTGAATGACAAGCCATTGGATGCATCCGACCAGAATGCGCCCGTCGGGCAGATCATGTACTTGAAAACCATATCCAGCAAACCAGTAGAATATAAAAAGATTGAAAGTTCCGTAGTGGTTCATAGCAAACATCGTCACTACACAGAAGCGAGTTTAATCCAAAAATTAGAAGAATTGGGAATAGGTCGCCCATCCACATTCGCTAGCATTGTAGATACGATACAAGAACGTGGATATGTAAAACGAAAAGATATTGAGGGAGTTAAAACGGAATGTAGAGAACATATACTTACTGATAAAACAATAAAAACCAACGTTGCCGAAAAGACCTTTGGCAATGAGACAAATAAATTAGTAATAGAACCCGTTGGTATAGTAACCATTGATTTTTTAATAAAATATTATGATCGTCTGTTCTCCTATGAGTATACAAAGATGATGGAAAGCGAATTAGATTTGATATCGCACGGGCAGATGTCTGGTATAACCAGCATATGCAAAGATTGTTACGACGAAATCGCCAAATTGTCCAAACCAGTAGAAAAAATATCCAAGCAGTCGTACAAGTTGGACGACCTCCACACATTTACATTTGATAAGTATGGTCCAGTAATAAGAAAAACGATAGATGAGGAGAACATTGAATTTATATCTGTAAGAAAAGACATTAATATAGACATTGGCAAGTTAACGAACGGACAATACACATTGGATGAATTATGCGAGGTAAAGGAGAAGAAAATCGGCACATACGAGAACGCGGACGTAATGTTAAAGAATGGTAGATATGGGATGTACATAGAATGTGGCGAACGCAATGAAAGCATCAAAGACGTGAAAAAGCATTTTGACGAAATCGTGTTGGATGATGTTGCCCACGTTCTAGATAAAAAGAAACCGACAGACGCCACTTCTGGCAAGCCAACCGATGCAAATGTTCTCCGCAAATTAAACGACGAGATGAGTATTCGTAAGGGCAAGTTCGGGGCATACGTATATTATAAACGACCCGATATGAAATCCCCGCAATTCTTAAATATAAAGAAGTTCTCGGAAGGGTATTTGGGTTGCGATGAGAACATATTGGTTGAATGGTTGCGTAAAACTTACAAATTGTCGATGCCATAAAATATTCAGAAAGTGTATAAGATGTCAACCGCCAGTTTAAATTATACAGCCTTTTTTGCGCTATATGTAATATGTTTTGCATACTTGTTTAGAAAGATGTCGGGGGTGGTTGCGCTGGGCACTTTAACGATAGTTCATTCCGCATTCACATTATTTTTAGGCAGTGAGCTGTCCAGTATGGCGAATGGCCTAACTAATACACCAATGACGATTTTTGTAATCATATCGATCTTACTCGCTTGCGGACTGAATGTGGCGGCATTGATTATTGTAATGTTGATGGTAACTACCTTACAGAAAAAATACAATGATAAAATCGGGACTCCGATAGAACTGCCCGCCGAGGAACGGGGATACTTTGATACATTTAAATCATACGGTCTGGCCATTTTTATAATAACAGGCATTCTGTTATGGCTGATTTTGGCAAAGTACCCAATCTTTAACGTAAGTGTAGCCGACCAGCCAGTTCCAGCGCTAATTGTGTTTGCATTGTCTACTACAGCACTTGGATTATCAATATACCAAGTAATAATTGCTGCCCGATTATCCAAGTTGAAAAACAGGACAGTTTTATAATAAGAATAAGGATAATTACAGGATACAATGACATTAATTTTGTAATGATATTGTATAGTTAAAGATGCCGACACGTCGGAGAAATAAGATAAGTAGGAGAAACAAGAAAAACAAAATAGGTAAAAAAAACAGGCTGACCAGACGACAAAGAGGTGGAAACAAAGATGGACCAATGCACCCAGATGCGCCGCGTCAACCGACCGCAGATGAACCAATGCACCCAGACGCGCCGCGTCAACCGACCGCAGATGAACTGCATAAACAATACATTAAACAAATTGTAGAAACTGTAATATCTGAACGAATTAAAGCAAGTCAACTCGACACTGCTTGGCAAAAGGATTTAATACGAGATGAACGCAACCCGCTAGCGCTAAATTTCGCTATTGCAGTGCCGTCCCCGTATGTTGCCGCCTCATATTTGCCGTCTCCATTTTGGGATAATTTATTTACACCAGAAGAAATACAAAATATCATTGAAATGTTAAAGCGCCCATCAATTTGTGATGAAGTTATAAGCGTGTTGCCTGCATTTGAAAATAAGCCACTAGAATTAATAGCTAGCGCAACAGGAGTTATGAGAAACGGCATGATGGTTTTTTCGGATGACAAACAAAAACAAACTGACGAATGGAACGAAAGGTGCAAAATGATATGCAGTACACTCATTATTTTAGGAATAATATCCTCAAAAATGCATACCACAAAACAAGATTATACAATAACGTCCAAGGGTGGATTGTCGGTCGCATTGTTGCTTTCACAACTAACCAGCAATAACATTAAGGTTCCAGTAAACGATTTAGACTTTAAGATTATACCCACTGCGAAAATGCTATATGTTCCTGAACACGCAAATAATCTGGCAATGCACGTTGGCGCTCTCGTTCAACACATATTAGCAGAGGTCATAACTAAAGGCAAAGGTTATGAAATGAAACTTCTTGCCCCGTCGACAACGGTTCAGTCGCTTGTATATAAAGACCTTGTTAAGTTAAGCTTAAAACCGCGCGATAGCGGATATATTCCAATATTAGATCTCGATTTTGGTGACTTTAATAAAAGTATGTATTTTGACAAGTTGTATCAAATTAACCGCGAATTGCCCGCGAACGCAGACGCACCAATTCGATTCCCTGTGCGTTTCGTATATCAGAGCGTATTGTACACATTAGCCGAAAAAATGTACTATTATGCACAATATTTCTTTATTAAAGAAGAACTCAGTAATAAACCGAGCAAAATGTTAAGAGCATCTCCATTTGGTGATATGCAATATGACCCCGTTACTAAATCGATGATGCACAATGATACATACGTAACGACCGAGAGATGCGACGATTTCTTAATCAAATTTAAAAAGTCAATATTGTTACTAACTAATGCGATAATTGAATCAAGTAATTTAGAAACTAGCGAGGCATTTCAAGAATTAGAATCAAATCCGTCGTTAAAATCGATAGTAGATAAAGACCCTGAATATGAAATGTTCAGGCGAACGTTAGAGCGAATGTTAATTAATACATTGTTAAACAAATTCTCATATTACGAGTTTTTTCCTGAGATATCTAATTGCAGTCCAAGCGATATAATATCATATAAAAAAAACTTTCGCTATTTAGGAAGTGGCAAGCACCAGCGCAGAGATGGGTCGTTAACCACCGACATAATGTGCCATCAAAAGATCGACCTTCGCATAGTTGCCAAAATGATAGATAGTCTATACCCATCCACAATTTAAGCCCAAAGATATAGTTACTTATAAAAACCGTATAAACAATATGTGGCGTGTTCTCATTATACTGCCAAGTAAATGAAATATTATGAGACTTCTTATGACGAGTATCTGACCTCCGTTGGATTATACAACTTGCATCCCGAACTGCTGCCTATATATAATTCATTACCAAAGCAGGTAATGAATTTTGAGAACATAATAATGTATGGGGCGGCGGGGGTCGGCAAATATTCGCAATGTCTCAGTCTATTAAAAAGATACAGCAATAGCGAACTGAAATATGATAAAAAACTCACCGTCCAGACCGACAAATCCCAATACACGTTTCGCATAAGCGACGTGCATTATGAAATAGATATGTCCTTATTGGGATGCAACTCGAAGACGCTTTGGCACGACATTTTTCTGCAAATAGTAGACATCGTATCCGTCAAGAGCGAAAAGGTCGGTATAATCGTATGTAAGAATTTCAGCAAGGTAAGCACGGACATACTAGAAATATTTTACAGTTACATGCAACAATATAATACCAATGCTTACGCCATACGTATAAAGTATATTATATTGACCGAAAGCATTAGTTTTATACCATCCAAGATTGTAAATGCGTGTAATGTAATACGTGTGCAACGTCCAAGCAACGAGAAATATCTGGAATTAATCAACTACACGCAACATATGCAATCAATTGGATCAAACCCGCACGATTTTATCAATCGCATAAACGACGCAGTCAAGCCAAACGAAACCACTCGTTTCGCAATGCGTGGAAACAGTGCCAACGTAATACGTAATATTAATTGCAATGGTATATTAAACTTAAAAGAAATGCGGTCGTTCCCCCTGCTGTCCAGTCCAAACGAATTGCCCGACGATGTATTTAATTTAATTTGTGACAATATAATTCGTGAGATTGAGAACATCAACAATGCCGCATTGACCAACTTCCGTGATATATTGTATGATATGCTAACGTACAATTTGGAAGTGCATGATTGCCTCTGGTATATAATCAAATATTTTATAGAAACGGGCAAATTGTCCAATGTGGATGTATCCGACATTCTAACCAAGACGTATTCATTCCTGAAATACTACAACAACAATTATAGACCGATATACCATTTAGAGAGTATGATGTTATATATAACAATCAAGGTGCACAAATTTAATGAATTATAAGAATGCGTGTGAATTGTTAGACATTGCGCCCAATGAGCAAATCTGCCCGTCCAAATTAAAGCGTCAATATCGATTGAAAGCCTTATTATATCACCCAGACAAGAACCGATCAGATGACGCAACTTTTAACTTTCAAAAAGTGCACGAGGCCTACGAATATCTATTGCATTGTGATGGGTATATGGGCGATAATATGTTTAACGACGACGACGATGCAGAAAATGCGGACTTTGTATATGAAAAAGTGGGCAAATATAAGGATTTATTGTCGTCGTTTATACAGAACATAGTTGTCGGAGAAACAAACAGCCAAATATTCAATATTATTTTAAACCGCATATCGGGCGTGTGCGAAGCGAAGGCGATAGATACCTTAAAGAAATTAGACCGTCAAATGTTAATTAAGATATATGATATAGTAAAGAAATACGGCAAGTCAATGCATTTGGGGGAAGGTATCATACAGAAACTAGAAACGATTATAAGTGACCGTATAACTGGCGATGAGCGTATTATATTGAACCCCACGCTGGAAGACCTGTTTGATAATAATTTATATAAACTAACCGTAAATAAACAAACCTACATCGTGCCGCTTTGGCACAATGAGTTGGTATACGACAACTCGGGCAATGATATATACATTCACTGCAATCCAGTATTGCCCGACAATATCGAGATTGACGAGATGAATAACATTAAGATGAATGTTTCGTATAAAATAAGCGACATATGGGGGCGAGATGTTCTCCCTATAAATGTGGGCTTGCGACGAACCTTGCCAGTCGTCCCATCGCAGTTAAAGTTGGCTACGAAACAGACGCTCGTATTTGCGAATATGGGTATATCCCGAATAAATGTAAAAGATGTATATGATATCAAATCGCGTAGCGACTTGCATCTGAATATAACATTGGAAATGTAAGCCAATTTGGGCATTTTAATTATTGTCAAGGTTCTCAATGCTCTTGAAAATAATCTATATTATGAAATGAACTACGACGTATGCAGTTCAGTTCAGGCAACAATCACCGCGTTCTTATCTACTTGCACCTCTTTAAGAACATTCTTAATGATTTTCTCTTCAAATTTCAGGTCTTCTTCTTTGCCGTACCCTCCCAGCGCCGACTTGTGGTACTGAAAGTAGTTCTCGCATTCTTCTGTTCCTATTTGTTCCACTTCTGGTTTACTGTCGTGAAACCATTTCCACAACTCTTTCATATTCTTCCTAGCAACGCCTCGGACCGCTTTCCGCATATACGTCTTGTCTGCGTCGTCTTTTTCCCATTTGTCGGCGTTCTTGATATAAATGGTTTCCCGTTTTAGATCGGTGCAGTGGAGCGGTCTCGTATGCATATCCATATCACGGAAACGGTGGGTCATAACTGTTGATATGCCTTCCACGAATCCGACTTGTCCAGTATGAAGGAAGTCTTCGCGCGTTACTTCAAACGAATTGATAAAATCGTCCATTGTAATCGCATCTTTGCACGTTTCATTCAGAAACACGTTGAGATTGAACTTGTTATTACAGTTTGTATTCATATTATTGGTGGTATTTCCGATCTTGCCGTCCTTGACTGCTTCTAACAGTTGGTTCTGTTGTTCCGCCATTTGTTTTGACTGTTCCAACATAAGTTCCTTGAACTCTTGGTTCTGTTTTAGCAGTTCTAGTACTAGGGATGCGTCTACTAATTGTTGCAATGGCTGTGGTGTAGACACATCATTATCGCCACCCACATTAGACTCTACTTCACATCGTTTTTTATGGTTCCACAATGATGCACGATGGTTGTACTGTTTGCCGCAGTCACAATAATGCAAGACGCTAATGGGTTGCGGGCTGGATATTTCGGTTGTAATTGTTGTATTATGCTTTTTAGTAAGCAAGTGTTTATTGTAATCCTTTTTGTTAACTGTATTATAGTGACATTTTTTACAAGTATATATCGGAGGGATTTTTTCGGACATTTCGGTTGTAATTCGTTGTATATCCTACAACGAGAAAATCCTCTAAATCCTTTTGCCTATAAAACACTTAAATAATTATGCAGTCAACATTTTCGCCAAAAATCGTATTTTAAAGCATTATGCTGACAATGTGTTTTTCATAGAACTATTTGCACAAACTCCCCTAGCCCTTTTGAAAAATGGACAATTATTTTTGTCCATTTTTACCGAGCGATGCCATTTCTTTTCTGGACTTTTATAAAGAGTGACAAAGTAGATATATTAATAGTATCCCAGTAGTGTGGGCCATATGGACAATGGACGTTGTACAACGGTTGTATTGTCCCTACAACCGAATATCCCTAAACCCACTTCACCCACAAATTGTGTAAAAAGGTTGCAGTCATAATTTTAATCAAAAAATCGGTATTTACAGCATTATGCTCACAACGTGTTTTTCGGAGGGCCCTTTTCACAAACTCCCACGGCCCTTTTGAAAAATGGACATTTATAAATGTCCTTTTTTACAGAGCGATGCCATTTCTTTTCTGGACTTTTATAAAGAGTGAATAGAGTAGATATATTTAAAAGATCCCTCTGTTTATAATTCCCACAATAAATTTAAGTATTTTAAAATGAAACCAGTTACAATAAAAAATGAGAATATTTACAGTATTCTCATTTTTATTAAGCATTTACTGCGAGAATGCTAGATTTATTTGTGTTATTTGATTATTTGTTGTCATAGATTTATTTTTGTTATTTGATTTATTTGTTGTCATAGATTTTATTTTTGTTTGTTGTTATAGATTTTTATTTAAGGCGCCTTCTTCTTGATAACCGTCTTCTTCACAGCAGCGGCGGGTGCAGCAGCGGCAGCAACCTCGGCAACTGGTGCGGGAGCAGCAGCAACTGGCTCGGCCTTCTTGACGACTGCCTTCTTGACCACCACAGGCTCTGGCTTTGGCGCAGGCGCAGGCTCATCTGCCTCCTCGTCACTATCTGCGACAGCAGTAGATACTTCGCGCGAAGCAGGAACAGACTCCTCCTCCTCCTCTTCGGCCGCCACGGGCTGCGTTTCAATGTTCTGGATATCATCAGATGAAAGCTGGATGTGGCACTGACCGAACACGGTCTCTTGCACGTGAGGCTTAACGACGCACTGATTCAACTTCCAAGTAATACCCCATCCCTTTCCGCCGAACCACAGACCGCCGCACTGCAATACGCACGCAACATTGCTTCTAGCGGGAACAAAGTCCATAGGAGTAAGATTGTCGTTGTCGCAGGGGAATAGCAAGGTGCGCTTGGTATCATAGACCTCAACGTTCCACTTGCCGTTGTAGTTGGGCACCTTGGCGCGAATAGTAGGAGGCTTAGTGTAATCAGTCTTCTTGGTCAACTTGTCCTTGGAGTACTTCAAGAATGGGAAGAACGTGTGCTTGGCAACCTCGCGAGACATCTCCTCGCCGAACCACGCCTCGCTGTTCTTGACGGCATCGTCGAGAATCTGATTCTCAAACGCCTTCAACTTGGCCAAGAAATCAGTCGTAGCGGCAGTGGCGTAGACCTCGTTGGGAAACGCCAATGACATACTGAACTTGCCATCAGACTCGCCCGTCTTCTCATCTACAAAATCGCTAATGCCCCAAGTCATCAGGAGAGGAGTAGACACGTACAACGAGCGATTGCTTTGTGTGCTGATAATATTAATAGACTTTCCACCGCGGTCATTTACCTTGGGCTGCATATAGCGAACCGCGGCGGTCTTCCACTCGGAAGAGCTGACAACAATAGGGGTAGAAGGCTTGGACATTTTAAGATTGTTAATAGAGGAACTAACTGGATACATATAATATGCATCTTTTCTTTAATTCAATTTTTTATATATTTTGTTACGAGCGGCACGAAATGTGGTAATAAAACTATGCAAAATGTTACAAATTGTTACGCCGTGTAACTCGTTGTAACAATCTAGCAAACTCAATAAAATGACAATATAAAATGTGTAAACGTATTAGACAAATATCTATATAGAGTATAATGGAACCATACGAGAACACATTGCATAATATAACGGAGCGCCCCCATAAAAAGAAATACGAAATTGAGAAACACATTCAATCAAAAACAAAGAGCATATCGCCAGAGATTACATATGAGAATTATATGGCAAACAGAATCAATTTGGCGAAGTACAAACTACCCGAATTAAAGTCCGCAGCAAAGAGACATAAATTGCACGTATCTGGAAAAAAGGAATTAGTAATAGAGCGTATCAAAACGTATT